CTGATCGGCGCCGGGACGGCGCTGCCGGGGAGACCCCTGCCGCTGCAGCCGCAGCGCGGGATCAAGGCGGGGCCGCCGCTGGAATCGGCCATCGAGGCGGCTATGAAGCGAGGGCGGCGGCGGCGGAGGCCTGCCAGGCGCAGCGAAACTCCGACCTATGGCCTTGGGGGACTGTGATTTTTACGATTATCTGGTTGCGGCTCTTGCTGCAGGGTAGCCCTTGACATAGACCCGAAGCGTTCCAAAAGGAAAAACGGCCCGGCCTCTCGCGAGCGCCGGGCCGTGCTGCTTTGCAGAAAGAAAGGCATAAGGCCATGAAGCGCATCTAATGGCGGTTTCGCTGTTCTAGTTTTCCGCCGCGCCCTTGCGGCATGGTTTTGAGTGACATCCCACTTTCCCGGCCCCAAGGCCGACACATGCGCACCGGCTCCGAGTGCAACCATCGGGCACCGATCTTCGCCACAGGAACGCGCCATGCTGCATCCCGAATTGAAATCGGGTGACGGCGTCACTTTGGCCGGCGTCGTAACCGACGTGACCGCCGACTATGTGCGCGTGATGCTGGGCGACAAGCAACTCAGCCACATCGTCCATGTATCTCGCGCGCAGATCGTCGAGGCGCGTCCTGCCGCCGCCGATCACGACGATGCGCAAGGCGCGGTCATGGATGCGCTCATCGGCCGGCACGGTCGTCTCCTGCCGGAGAGTTGAGCTTCACCGATCGGGCAGCGCCGCGCGCATCCGCCGTTCGCGCTTGGCGATTATGCTCCATGGCGTCGATAGCACCGACGCTGCCCGTGCCCTTCACGGCCGCCGTGCCACAAGCACGGTCCTCAGCGGGATAGCCAAGGCCGCGCGCCGCACCGGACGGCGCAGTCCGCGAGCGGGAAGATGGTCCCGTCTCATCCCGCTCGCGGGTCCTTCCTGGCCGCAAACCAATGCGGACGGCAACGGCGCGCGCCGTTTCCAGTCTATCAGATCGCAAATCACGGTTGACCATGTTGACGCCAAGGGCAGACGCGGTTGACGCGGCGCCCGTCGTCGCGGCCGTGACGATGAAGATTGCCGAGATCGCGACGCGCGACGGCATCAGCAAGCAGGCCGTGTCGAAGCGGGTCCGCAGCTTCGTGCGCGATCACGATCTTGAGGTCACGCGCAACGGCCGCGGCGAGATCGTCGGCGTCAATGTCGCGCAATACGATCATCTGCGCGAGCGCTACGCCGATCCGTCGAAGGCGCAGGCCTCCGCGCCCGCCAAGCCGCCGCCGTCGTCGCCGGTCAAGCCGGACGACAGTTACGACGAGGCCTTGCGGCTCAAGACCAGCTATGAGGCCGAACGCAAGCGCCTCGAACTCGAGGAGTTGAAGGGGCAGCTGGTGCGCATTGCCGTAGTGCGCGATGCGCTCGCCGGCGTCGGCGAAATCATCGCCGGCATCATCGACCGCCTGCCCAACGCGGCCGACGACCTCGCCGCAACCGTCGCCCGCGACGGCACGCATGGCCTTCGCCTTGCCATCGGCAAAGAGGCCGCGCGCCTGCGCCGCGATATCGCCGCCGCGCTCACTCGTTTTGCGCTCGGCCAGCCCGATGCCGCCGCGCCGGCACCCACCGATGACGCCGCCGCGGATGCGGTGCTGCTGTGAGTGAGCTCGCTCTCGACTGCGCGGAACGCCGCCTCGTCGGCTCCATCCTGGCGCAAGCGATCGAGCCGCCGGAGCCGCTGCCTTTCTCGCGCTGGATCGCAGAGAATATCGTTCTTGTCGACGGCCCGCTCGCCGGCGAAGCCTGGTCAGCCGATGGCGCGCCGTATCTGACCGAGATCGCGGATTGCCTCTCGATCGAGCATCCGTGCAACGAGGTGAGCTGCCGCAAGTCGCAGCAGTCCGGCGCCTCGATCCTGGCGCTGGCCTGGACGCTCTACATCGCCGACCGCGTGCGCGCCTCGGCGCTCTATGGCGTTCCCGGCATCGACGCTCTGCACAAGCTGAATGCGCAAAAGCTGCAGCCGCTGATCGACGCTTGGCACAAGAAGATCGGCCGCACGGTGATCGCGCCGCAGACCGCGCGCTCTGGCGCCGGCTCGACCACTTACGAGAAGAAATATCCCGGCGGCTTTCTCACGCTGGCAAACGCCAACGCGATCATGGACCTTTCCATGATCACCGCGCGCTTCGGCGTGAAGGACGAAGTTTCCAAGTGGCAGACGCTGTTGAACGGCGCCGACCCGGAAAACCTGTTCTTCGGCCGCTTCACCGCGTTCCGGCGCCTGCGCAACTACAAGATCTTCAACATCTCGACGCCGGAGGTCGATAGCGGCGACGAAAACGCCGAAGGGGGAGGGCACTGCCGGATCGACAAGGCTTTCCGCCGCTCCGATCAGCGCTATTGGCATGTGCCGTGCCCGAAATGCGGCGTGCTGTTCGTCCACCAGATTGATCGCCTGCGCATCGACGATGCGCACCCACACCGCACGACATACGAATGCGAGTGCGGCTATCTGATCAGCGAAGCCGAGCGCGTCGCCGCCGTGCGCGCCGGCTGCTGGATCGCGACCAACGAGGCCGGCGATCATCCCGGCTTTCACATCGACGCCTTTATCTCGCTGATGATGTCCTATGAGGCCATCGCCGAGGAATATCTGCGCTCGCGTAAATCCGAGGCGAGCAAGAAGGACTTTGCCAATCTCGTCCTGGCGCTGCCTCACAAGTTTCGCGGCGACGCACCGGATCATGCGCGGCTTATGGAGCGCCGCGAGGATGCCTTGTTGCGCGGTCACGTTCCCGCGCGCGGTCTGATCCTGGTCGCCTTCGCCGATGTGCAGATGCGCGGCATCTGGCTGGAAATCGTCGCCTTCGCGCCAAACCGCGAGAGCTGGACCGTCGATGCGCTCTATCTCGACGGCGACACGGCGGCGCCGGAAAGCGATGTCTTCGACAAGCTGCGCCGCGAGACGCTGGATCGCGAATTCCCTGACGCCTTCGGGCGCACCAGGCGCATCGACGCGCTAGGCATAGATTCCGGTTTTCGCAGCCATGTCGTCTATTCCTGGGTGCGTCGCAGCCAGCGCCTTCATCCAGAGACCGGCCGCGATCTGATCCTCGCCTGCAAAGGCCTCGACGGCTGGAACCGCCCGGCGTTGGGGCAGCCGTCGCTGGTCGATATCGATCTCGATGGCCGCAAGGTGAAGCAGGGGGCCAAGGTTTGGGGCATCGGCACCTGGCCGCTCAAGGGTTCGCTCTATTCCGACCTGCACAAGCTCGGGGTGCGATCGGGCGAGCTCATCGATCCTGACGGTTATTGCCACTTCGGCTCATGGCTCGACGAAATCTATTTCCGGCAACTGACCGCCGAGCATCTTGAGGATGTCACGGTGCGCGGCCGCAGCGTCGGTCGACGCTGGGTGAAGAACGGCGAAAACCACTTTCTCGACTGCCGCGTCGGCAACATCGCGCTGGCCGAATATCTCGGCCTCACCGCGATGACTGCTGAGCAGTGGTCGCAGCTCGCGATCGGCCGCGGCATGCCACAGGAAATGGCCGAGCGCGATCTCTTTACCGTGGCCAAAACCGAAACCGATGTTGCGCGGCTGCCCTCGCCGCCGAAGCCGGAGCTCGCCGCCGATCCTGTGATGCGTGACGCGGCGGCTCCGGCCGATCCATGGCTCGGCCGTGACACGGAGGGCTGGCTGCGCCGATGAGTGAACCGCTCAATGGCGGGTTCGGCGTCCGAGCTCGGCAAGCGCAAGGATTGAGTCATGCTTATCCGGTTGCCACACACAGCCGCTAAATGTAGATGATTAAGATCGGCAAAATTCTTACAGGCGACGTGACGGAGATGCGCTGGTGCGCGTCTAACCGGGCCGATCCCGTTGCCGCGCGCCTCGCTGATCGCCACTACAATAGGCAGAAGATCGGCTCGCCTCAATTCGCCCCGACCGGCAGCTGCGTGGTTTTCCTTGCCGACTGCGCGCGCGCCTTCTGGATCACATCCGCGCCGTTCGCTGAGTACGTCAAGCACGCGTGGGTAGGCGCGTGGATTAACTCCGCTTTCCGACAGGAAAAAGCCGGGACCGCCTCCGAACTCATCCGGCAGGCCGTAGCGGCCACGCGCGCGCATTATGGCGAGCCGCCGAGCTTGGGGATGGTGACTTTTATCGACCGGACGAAGGTCCAGCCGACGATGGTGCGCGGCAAGCCGGTTTGGGGATGGTCCTACCGCAAGGCTGGTTTCGTTGACGCTGGCGAAACCAAAGGCGGCTTGCTCGCACTGCAACTGTGGCCCGATTCGATGCCCTCCGCGCGCGCCGCTAATGCCCAATCTACTCACGGTTTGGCTCTTTTCGATCAGGTGAGACATGACACCACATTTAGTAGGGAAAACGCGCTGTGTGTTTAAACCGGATAAGCATGGATTGAGTGATGGCTTATACGCAAGCGCAGCTCGACGCGCTGAAACGCGCCATCGCCGCCGGCGTCACCGAGGTCGATTACAACGGCCGGCGCGTCAAGTACCGCAGCCTCGCCGAGATGCAGCGCATCGCCGAGTTGATGGCTGAGGAAATCAGCCCGTCCACGGCGACGCCGCGCACGTCCTACGCTGAGTTTTCCCGCGAATAGGCGCCGCCGATGAATTTTCTCGATCGCGCCATCGCCGCGGTGTCGCCGGAGCGCGCGCTCGATCGCGTGCGCGCCAGGCTGATCCTCGACCAGCTGCGCGCCTACGATGGCGCGCTGATGGGCCGCCGCGGCGCGAACTGGCTTGGCAGCAACGCGTCCGCCAATGCCGCGATCAAGGGCGATCTGGCGCGGTTGCGCGCCCGCGCCCGCGACGTGTCGCGCAACACTTGGTGGGGCGCGCGCATCAAATCGGTATTCACCGCGCATGCAGTCGGTGCCGGCATCGTGCCGCGCTGTAAAGACGCTCCCGCCGCCGTCGACCTCTGGCGGAAATGGGGCAAGCGCTGCGATGCCGAAGGGCAGTTGAACGTCGACGGCCTCATTGCGCTCGCGGTCGGCACCATCTTCGAAAGCGGCGAGGTGTTGCCGCGATTGAAGCTCACGCAGCGCGCCGGGATGCCGGTGCCGCTAGAGCTGCAGCTACTTGAGCCCGACCATCTCGACGGCAGCCGCGACCGCGCGTCATCGACCGCGATCATCGACCAGGGCATCCAATACGATGCCGAAGGCCGCCGCACCGCCTACTGGATTTTGCCGCAGCATCCCGGCGCCTCGCCGCTGGTCATGCGCCAGGTGTCTATTTCGGTGCCGGCGGCGAATATCCTGCACACCTACAAGAAGGATCGTATCGGCCAGGGCCGCGGCGTGCCCTGGGTTGCTCCGGTTCTTCTCAAGGGCAAGGACATCGCCGATCTCGAGGAAGCGGTCATCGTCAAGGCGCGCATCGAAGCCTGCCTAGCACTTCTGATCAAAACCAACAATCCGACGCGCACTCTTGGCGATGCCCGCATGGAAACCTCGTCATCCGGCGCGGCGCGGCGGCTGGAAACGCTGTCGCCCGGCATGGTGCGCTATCTCGATAATGGCGAGGAAGCGACCGTGGTCAATCCGTCGTCGTCGCTCGCTTTCGAGCAGGTGATGATGAATAACTGGATGACGCTCGCGGCCGGCGCGGGGCTGACCTACGATCAAGTTACCGGCGACTTGAGCCGCGCCAATTATTCGTCGCTGCGCGCCGGCAAGATCGAATTCCGCCGCCTCGTCGAGCAATTCCAGTGGCTCACGCTGGTGCCGATGCTTCTCGATCCCTTGTGGGATGCCTTCATTGCCGCGGCGGTGGAATGGGGCGCGCTGCCCAAGCGACGCCACGGCTACCCCGTCGAGTGGATCATGCCGGCGCATGAGCCGATCGATCCGCTCAAGGATTTACAGGCCGACATTCTCGCGGTGCGATCCGGGCGGATGACCTGGCCGCAATTCTGCGCCGCGTGGGGCTTCGATCCCGACAAGCAGCTCGACGAGATCGATGCCTGGTTCAAGAAGCTCGACGCGAAGGGCATTGCGCTCGACTGCGATCCGCGCCGCCCTATGCAAAATCCAAAATCCATTGGCTCGCAAGGCGATCCTGCGCCAGCCGACAATCAAGGAGGCGACAGCAATGCAAACGCGCAAGGCTGAGTGTCCCGACGGTCTGCCGATGCAGACGCGCGCCGCGCCGGTTTCGAGCGTCGACGTGGAAAAGCGCACCGTTGATGTGGTGTTTTCCACCGGCGCTTCGGTGCGGCGGCAGCGCTGGATCGGCTGGGATACCGTCGTGCCCTTCGACGAAATCCTGCAGGTCAGCCGCGACGCGGTGAATCTCGACCGGCTTAATGCGGGCGCGCCAGTCCTCGACAGTCATTCCGCATGGTCGACCTCATCGCAGGTCGGCGTGGTGGAGAATGCGCGTGTCGAGGGCGGCAAGGCGCTTGCCACGCTACGATTTCCGGCAAAGGGCGTCGATGCCGCTGCCGATCGCATGTTCGCGATGGTCGAACAGCGCATCATCCGCAACGTCTCGGTCGGCTATTCCATCGACGAGGCCGAGGTGAAGGCGCCTTCGAAAGCCGGCGAGATCGAGCAACGCATCGTCAAACGCTGGACGCCGATGGAGATTTCCTTCGTGACTATCCCCGCCGATGCCGGCGCGCAAGTGCGCAAGCTCGAGGAAGCCGCGCGCTATCCGTTCCAAGTATCCAACGAACCCGCCGCCGCCTCGGCCGAGATCGACGCCGCGCTTGCTGCCGCCGCGCGGATGCGGATGCGGATGCAGACAATCTGATTTTTTCAGCCGCCTGCGCTCCGCCGGGGCCGCAGGATGACGGCGCATTGCCCCGGTTCACGTCATGGAGATTTGACCGATGAAGCGTGTCTCTCTGACGGCCGCCATTCTGGCCTTTGCGCTGCTCGCGGCTGTCGTTCTCTTGCTGTCCCCCGATCCAGCCCTCGCAAGCGCGGGCCACGTCGGGTACGGCGGCCTTCACCTGCCGCTATACGGTGCCGAGCTCGTTCTGGCTACCGGCCTTGATGCCTTGCGGCGCCAGCATAGCGATCTCGTCGCGCGCGCGGCCGCAAAGATCGGGGAGGTCAAGGACGGCATGGCCGCTGCCGATGTGACGCGCATCGAAGGCGAGCACGCCGGCTTGCTCAAGGACGCCGCCACCGTCGCCGCAGCTATCGCTGCCGAGGAAGCGCGCGGCAAGCGGCCGACGGAGGATGTGGCTGCCGCAGAGCGCGAGCGTTCCGCCGAGATCATCAAGCTGGCGACGCGGCACAAGATGCCGGACGGCTTTGCCGCCGACCACATCGCCAAAGGCACGACCATCGAAGCAGTGCGGGCGCTGATCCTGGATCACGTCGCCGCAACGCAGCCGCGCATCTCACCGCGTCTGGGGATCACCCGCGATGAGGGCGACACGGTGCGCACCGCCATTGGCGACGCCATCCTGCTGCGCGCGGCGCCGCAGGCGATCCGCGGCGATAACGAGGAAAACCGCAATCGCATCGACGCGGCGCGCGCCTGGCGCGGCATGTCGCTGATCGAGATGGGCCGCTCCTTCATCGAGGAGACGCAGGGCGTGCGCCTGCGCGGCCTTTCCAAGATGGAGATCGCGACGGTCCTTCTCGGCCTCGACATGACCCGCGCCGGAGCGATGTCGACCTCGGATTTCCCTAACATCCTCGCCAATGTCGCCTCCAAGCGCCTGCGCGATGCCTATCAGGTGGCGCCGCAGAACTGGAAGCTGATCTCGCGCCAATCCAATCTGCCGGACTTCAAGGAGCGTGCGGTCAATCAACTCTCCAACCTTCCAAAGTTCAAGAAGGTGCGCGAGGGTGAAGAATACCAGATGACGGCGCTCTCGGACGGCGCGGAGAAATACGCGCTCGCCACCTACGGGTCGATCATCCCGATCACCCGGCAAACGTTGGTGAACGACGATCTCGGCGCCTTCAATCGCCTGCCCACCCTGCAGGGCCGTGCGGCGGCGGAAACCGAGGCCTCAATCTTCTGGGCGATCTTCACCAGCAACCCGAACATGAGCGACAATGTTGCGCTGTTCCACGCCAACCACGGCAACCTCGCCGGCACGCCGTCGCCGATCGATGTCGCCAATATGAGCCTCGCGCGAGCCGCCATGCGCAAGCAAACGGGCCTTGCGGCCAAGGCTGCGGACAGGGAGCCGCTGAACATCACGCCGAAATTCCTGATCGTCTCCCCCGACAAGGAAACCGAGGCGCAGCAGTTCCTGGCGACGCAGCTCTACCCGACGGCGGCGAGCGGTGTGAACCCGTTTGCTGGCACGATGCAGCAGATCACCGAGGCGCGGCTGACCGGCAATGCCTGGTATCTGTCGGCCGATCCGGCAGTCATCGATACCATCGAATATGCTTATCTCGAGGGCGAGGAAGGTCTCTTCATCGAGACGCAGATCGGCTTCGATATCGATGGCATCAAGGTCAAGGGCCGGCTCGATTTCGCCGCCAAGGCGATCGAATACCGCGGTCTCTACAAGAACGCCGGCGCCTAAGCACAGGCGCTGAAATGAGCGGCGCCTGAGAGGGCGCCGCTTTTTCTTTCGCCCCCTTTCCGTTCCGCGCGCCACTGGCGCATTGAGGAGAAAGCTTCCATGAAGAACTATATCGCCGACGGCAGCACCGCCGTCGTCAGTGCGCCGGCCGATGTGTCTGCCGGCGATTTCGTCGTCGTAGGCAAGACCTTCGGCGCTGCTGTGAACGATGCGCTTTCTGGCGCTGAGGTGGTTCTCTCCACCGAAGGCGTGTTCGAGTTTCCCAAGGAAACGGGCACCGCCTGGACCGCCGGCGACCAGCTCTATTGGGATGCCGGCAACGCCCGCT